GATGGAGTATGATGAAAAATGCATAGAACCAATTGAAAAGCGTGGATTTGATAATGGTTATTGGATATGGGAATATCCGGACTACCAAAAAGATTATTTAGTAGTAGCAGACGTTGCACGTGGTGATGGTGGCGACTGGTCAACATTTCATGTTATCGATGTACAAGATATACGACAAGTTGCTGAGTATAAAGGCAAACTTCCTCCGAAAGATTTTGGAAACATGTTAGTGACAGTTGCTACAGAATGGAATAATGCATTATTAGCAATTGAAAATGCCAACATAGGTTGGGCTGCAATTCAGCCGGCTTTAGATAGAGGCTATGAAAATATATTTTATACATATAAAGATGATGGATATGTTGATACTGATGTACAATTGAAAAAAGGTTATGATATGAAGGATAAAAGCCAAATGGTTCCTGGAGTATCAACTACAACTCGTACACGGCCATTAATGATATCAGCATTAGAAATGTATATGCGAGAGCACACTCCAGTAATACGTAGTAAAAGATTAATACAAGAACTTTTTGTATTTATTTGGCTAAATGGAAAAGCTCAATCACAAAGTGGATACAATGATGACCTTGTTATGGCGTTTTGTATCGGGTTATGGTTACGTGACACATCACTTAAGTTAAGACAACAAGGAATTGAATTAACTAAACGATCATTGTCACAATTTCAAAAAACAGAACCAGTAATTTACACAGGTAAGCCTAATAACAACGCAGATGGTTGGAAATGGAATAACGGCTTCCAAGATGAAAATTTAACCTGGCTTCTGTAACAAGTTATATTTATTATAAAAATAATATTATTATGGCGTCTCTAAGAAAACGTTTACAGAATCTATTTAGTACCAACGTAATTGTACGTGCGTATGGAAAAGATAAACTACGAGTGGTTGATACCAATCGTTTACAAAGTGTTGGTAACCTAGGTCAAAGCAAAATAGCTGATAGATATACCAGAATGCATGGAGCTAATAAGCACATGGTTGGAGGTATGGGTGGATATGATTCCAACTACTATATGCATCAAAATCGTATGCAGCTTTATGCTGATTATGAAATGATGGATAAAGACCCAATTATATCATCAGCGCTTGATATATATTCAGATGAATCAACATTAGCTGATCAATTCGGCGATGTGTTAACTATCAAAACGAATAATACTCAAATACAAAAAATACTTTATAATTTATTTTATGATGTTTTAAATATTGATTTCAATTTATGGACTTGGATTCGTAACATGACCAAGTATGGTGATTTCTTTTTAAAATTAGATATTGCAGATGAAATTGGCGTATTAAATGCACGTCCTTTTTCAAGTTATGAAATTGAACGTTTTGAAGAATATGATGAAGTATCTGGAGAATATAAAATTACATTTAAACATGTAGGCTCTCCAAATTTCCCTTATGATGTTTTTGAAATTGCACATTTCCGTATGTTATCAGATTCTAACTTCTTACCATATGGTAGATCAATGTTAGAAGGAGCACGTAAAGAATTCCAAAAATTAATGATGTTAGAAGATGCAATGCTAATACATCGTATTATGCGAGCACCAGAAAAACGTATCTTTAAAATTGATATTGGTAATATTCCACCAAATGAAGTTGATTCATTCATGGAAACCATTATCAATAAAATGAAGAAAATTCCACATATTGATTCACAAACTGGAAATTACAATTTAAAGTTTAATCTTAACAACATGTTAGAAGATTATTACTTGCCAGTTCGTGGAGGTCAATCTTCAACTAGTATTGATACATTACCGGGTATGACTTTTACCGGTATTGAAGATATTGATTATGTTAAACATAAAATGATGGCTGCTCTTAAAATTCCTAAACCATTTTTAGGATATGATGAAGGAGTAGAAGGAAAAACAACGCTAGCATCAATGGATATACGTTTTGCTAGAACCATTGAACGTGTACAAAAAATTGTTGTTTCTGAATTAACTAAAATTGCAATTGTGCATTTATATGCTCAAGGATATGAAGGTGAAGATTTAGTTGGATTTGAATTAGAATTAACGGCACCATCTATTATATATGATCAGCAAAAAGTTGCATTAATGACTGAAAAAATGGCATTAGCAACTTCAATGAAAGATTCTAAATTAGTTTCTGACAAATACATTTATGAATATATCTTTAATATGTCAGAAGACCAATGGCTTCAAGAACGCAATGATGTTGTAGAAGATCTTAAACTTCGTTTCCGTCAAAATCAAATTGAACAAGAAGGAAATGATCCTGCAGTAACAGGAGTATCTTTTGGAACGCCGCACGATATGGCATCATTACATATGTCGAGCAAAGAGGTAGAAGAAAAGGATTTAGGAGGACGTCCGCCAGAAGGCATCAAATCCGGACAACATAAAAATGCATTTGGATGGGATCCGACCGGTAGAAAAGAATTGAAACAAGCATTTGATCCTGCAAATCAAAAAACAACATTTACACCAGATGCTAGAAGAGACAGAACAGTACGACCAATTTCAACAGAGAGCCACAACATACTTAAACATCTTAAATCTAAAAATAAAACATCTAACATGTTATTAGAATCATTAAAGTCTAGTAAAATAGATAATGATGATAAAGACAAAGGTACGTTATTGGACGAAAATAACATTTTGTAAGAAACATTATATTTATATTAAAAATAAACGGTCGTAAACCTATGAAGAAATTAAAACATTCAAAATATAAGAATACCGGTATTCTTTTTGAAATGTTAGTGCGTAAATTAACTTCGGAAACGTTGTCTTCGAATAAAACTGTAACTGTTGATATTATTAAAAAATATTTCGGTCAAAATACAGAATTATCGAAAGAATTACAACTCTATAATGCTTTAGGAAAAGAGCAATTCCGTAGTGAAGCACAAGCATTAGATTATATACGTACTGTAAAATCAACACATTCAAAACTAAACCAAACGGTATTGAAACGTCAACGCTATAATTTAGTGAAAGAAATTTCTGAAAAATTTGTTTTCGATAACATGTCAAAAATTCATATTAATAACTATAAAGTATTAGCTTCTATTAATATGATATTTGAAAATGACGAAACTGATAATCCGAAACAATTGTTAGAATGTAAAAATGTTATTTTACAACACGCAATGATTACAGAAAAAGCGAAACCAACAAAAGATCCAATTTTAGAATCATATGAATCACAGCCAAAAGATATACGTTTATTATCATACAAGTTACTTGTAGATAAATTCAACGAAAAATATTCAGGTTTAGATGAATCGCAAAAACAACTTTTAAACAAGTATATTACTCACGTAAATGATACTGCCGCATTAAAAGAATATATTCAAGTTGTTATCCCTGCAATCAAAAAAGATTTAGCACAACAAGCTAATCAAATATCAGATAAAGCAACACAAATTAAAGTACAAAAATTATCTGAAATGCTTTGTACGGTAGAAAATATGAAAACTATTAAAGAATCTCATATACTTTCTTTGTTACGTTATTTTGATTTAGTCCGCGAATTAAAGGAGATGCATTAATGAGATCATTCTTAAAAGAAATTGAGGATAAATTCCAAGATCTAGAAGAAACATGTAACTGTGGTAAACCAGATTGTCCAGAATGTAATCCTGAGGAACTTGACGAGATGAGTGCCACAGGCGGTGTTGCTGGATTTAATACCCCTGCAGCATTTGCTAAACCGGGTAAGTGGAAAAGCAAATCTATTAAATATGAATCAGTAAATACATCACCATCATTTAAATGGAAAGAAACGGGTCATCAAAAACCTGAATCGGGTGAAGAGACATCTCAAGATAAATTCCCATTTTCATCTGCAGACGGTAAATGGCCTAATGAAGATCAAGAATATCCAGTTAAATTTAGCAATCAACCATATGGTACTGCAAATATAAAAGATGATACTGAAAAGCATTCACTCAAAGTTGCAGAAGCAATGGATCGTAAATATGAACAACTTATTGAATCATATAGATCTTTTGCAACAGGCGATTCAAAAATATCTCCTAATGCTCTTACTCGTTCTGATATTTTTGTTAATCGTTCTGATATTTTTACTAATGCTTTATCTGCTGCGTTGCCAATTCCCATTCTAGATAAACCTGATTCAGTTTTTAATCTCGAAGTATGATTAACAAGTGTTTCAATTTCTTGAAGCTTTTTAGCTACTTCTTTAATTGTATTTTTAACTTTTTGTTCTGGTGAAATTTTTGAATCGCCTGTTGCAAATGCTCTATATGATTCAATAAGTTGTTCATACTTACGATCCATTGCTTCATGAACTTGTAAATAATTCGTTGTTTTTTTATCAGGCGTAGATGTGTCCGGTAAATTACCTACGCGCGTTGTTGTATCTTTTATATTATTTGTTCCCATCCCATCTTTATAAAAACGAGTAGGATATTCATTATTATCATTTTGCCACCAATGTTTTTCATCAGTTGCAAATGGAAATTTATCATTGAATACTTCTTCATCTGATTCAGGTCGTTGATGATCTGTTGTCTTCCATTTAAATGATGGTGGAGTATTTACAGACTCTTTAACGCCTTTAACACGTTTCATACCTAATACTTCAACTGTATCGTCGTCTGCTCCTTTTTTACTAAATGCAAATGGTGTCTTTGGTGGACCTGCTCCCCCATCTAATGCTCCTGTGACATTTTGTTCTTCAATGCCCTCTGGGTTACATTCCGGACATTCAGATTGACCACAATCGCATATACTTTCTATTTCTAGAAATTTTTCTTGCATTTCTCGTAAAAATGATCTCATTAATGCATCTCCTTTAATTCTCGAACTAAGTCGAAATAACGCAACAAAGAAAGCACGTGCGATTCTTTGATTGTTTTCATATTTTCAACAGTGCATAACATTTCAGAAAGTTTAGACACTTTAATTTGTGTTGCTGGATCTGTTATTAATTTTGCTTGCGATGCTAAATCTTTTTTAATTTCTGGTATGACGGTTTGAATATATTCTTTTAATGCTGATGTATCATTAACATTGATAATGTACTTATTTAAAAGTTGTTTTTGTGACTCATCTAAATTATTTGAATATTTTTCATTGAATTTATCAACAAGTAATTTATATGTTAATAAACGTACGTCTTTTGGTTGTTTCTCAAATGATTCCAATACTGGATCTATTTGAATTTGTTTGCGTTCTGTCATCATTGCGTTATTCAAAATGACATTTTTACATTCCAATAATTGTTTCGGATTGTCTGTTTCGTCATGTTCAAATATCATGTAAATTGAAGCTAATGTTCTATAATTGTTAACATGTATTTTAGAAATATTATCAAAGTTAAATCGATCGGAAATTTCTTTAACTAAGTTATATCGCTGTCTACTTAATAAAGATTGATTTAATTTACTATGTGTTGATTTTACAGTACGTATATAATCTAATGCTTGCGCTTCACTTCGAAATTGTTCTTTCAGCAATGCATTGTATAGTTGCAATTCTTTAGATAATTCTGTATTTTTACCGAAATATTTTTTAATGATATCGATAGTTACAGATTTATTAGATGACAATGTTTCTGATGTTAATTTACGCACTAACATTTCGAAAAGAATTCCCGTATTTTTATATTTCGAATGTTTTAGTTTTTTCATACTGTATACAGTTCTTTTTTATTTAATAAATATGTTTTATGTTATAAAATGTTCGTCTCATCTAACATCGTGCCTTGATCTAAATCTTTTTTCTTAAGTTTCAATGTTTCATTAATAATATTTGATCCTTTTGATTTGTTTAAGTATTTAAGTATGTTGTTACTTTCCGTTGCAACTGGCCTTACTGCTTTATCAAATCTTTTATCTGGAAAAAATGAAGTTTTTTGATTTTGTGCGTCAAATGCTTGATCAAGTTCTTTTTTACCTGTCGGATCCCATCCAAATGCATTTTTATGTTGTCCAAATTTAATTCCTTCTTTCGGACGACCGCCTTTATCTTTTTCTTCTACTTCATCTGATGACATATGAATTGATGCTAAATCGTGTGGCGTTCCAAATGATACTCCAGTAACTGCAGGATCATTTCCTTCTTGTTCAATTTGATTTTGACGGAAACGAAGTTTAAGATCTTCAACAACATCAGTTCTTTGTTGCAACCACTCATCTTCTGACATATTGAATATGAATTCATAAATGTATTTATCAGAAACTAATT